ATAGATAACAAGAAAAAGTATGCAGAAGAAGATGATGCAGAGTTTGTATATAGTGATTATGAATATATGGTAGACAATGAAACTGGAGAATGTTTACTAAGTCAACAAGAATTAGATAGAATTAGTAAAGTAAAAGAGCGAGATTTTAAAACATTTCAATGGAGATATAAAGGATTAGCAGTAGGTGATGATACACAAATATACAATATGGATTTAGTTAAGCGTATAAAATCAATAGACAATTTACCAGAAGGTGAATACTTATTAAATTTTGATATTGCAATAGATACAGGATATCAAATAAGTGCGACTACATTTGGTGCAATAGGTATTACAAATAAACTTAATCCAGTAATATTAAGAACATACTACTTTAGTCCTGATAGTAAAATCACAAAAAGAATTCCTGAATATATTTTAGAACCTCATGGAGTAGCAATGAATTTATCTGAAAAAAAAGCACCAACCGAATATGCTTTAGAATTGCATGCGTTAGAGAGAAGTGTAATGCATCAATATAACTTAAGCATCGATGAAAAATATATTGATTCAGCAGAGGGAGCATTAAGAACACAATATTTTAATGAGTATGGAGAGTTTTTAAGAACTGTTACTAAAAAGGAAAAAGAAGAAATGATAGAAGATAGTAGAACAGTTATGATAGAAAGACAACTATATGTTATAGACATTCCAGAAAATGAAATATTTATGTTTGAAATGGAGAAGTATCAAAGAGATATGGATAACCCTGAAAAGCCTAAGATTATAAAAGTAGATGATCATACTTGTGATTGGTGGCAATATTGGTGTGTAATGAATTTAGACAAAATTGGTTTGAGGTGGTAGAATGGGAATTTTTGGTAACAAAGTAATAGCAACAACAGAATTAAGACTAGAAGATATCATACCTAATTATGATAAAAGAATGGCAACAATAATAAACATAGGTAAACATTTGTATAGAGGTTATTTACCAGATAGTGCAATAGCATTTGGTGATTTTTCATATTTAAAAGGTATGCACGATTATAAAGTATATACTAAATTGAAGAATGGTACTGTAAAAAGAAGAAAAACAATGCAAGTGCCTAAATTTACTACTGAATATTTAACTAAGTTAATATATACAGAGAAAGTTAATTCAATATTAGAGAGTGAAAGTGAACCAAAGGTAGCTGAAGAACTAAATGAATATCTACAAGAGGTATTAAACGATAATGATTATTGGAATAACACTGCATCACTAACTGAAACAATGTTTAATTTAGGTGGTAAAGTAGAATATCCAACAATTAAGAATAGTAAAATCAAATTAGAGTTTGTTACAGCTGAAAGATTTTTCCCTACTGATTGGGATAATAAATATGTATATTCTGGCGTGTTTGTAAGTTACTTTAATGAAAATGGATATTATTATACAAAGTTAATGTGGATTAATAAAAAAGGTAATGATTACGAGTTTAAAAAAGAATTATATAAATCTAAAGACAAAATTAAATTAGGTCAAAAAGTATCGTATAGTTCTAAATTTGAAGATAAAGAAACATTTACTCTTAAAAACTTTACATCAATACCATTTACTTATACAAAGCCTAGAATAAAAAACAATCAAGTATTAAATAGTCCATTAGGAATACCATTGTGGTTTAACTCGTTAGACATTATAGCTGATATTGATTTAATATTTGATACTAAGTTTAGAGAAGTTAGATATGGTGGAAGAACAAAAGTAGTTCCAAGTTACACTATGAGAAATAAAATATTTAAGAACAAAGATGGTAATAACGAATATACAAATATATTTGATCCCGATGACCCAACATTTACAGCACTTAACTTTGACCCTAATTCTAAACAAGGTATAGTAGATTTAACAAGTCCTATTAGAGAAGAAAGTTTTATTAAGTTATTAAATAACTCATTAGATATGGTAGGTGTAATGTTAGGATTTAATACTGGTACATTTGTATTTGATGGAAAATCAATGAAAACAGCAACAGAAATTATTACAGAAAAACAATCTACATATCAAACTAAAGTTAATCAAGAGAGAGCTTTAGAAAAAGGACATATTAATTTATTTAAATCTATACTAGAGTTAACACTAGCAACGGGTATTGATAACCGAGTTACAAGAATACCAGATGATTTAGTTATTAATATTCAATTTGATGATAGCATTATTGTTGATAAAGAAAAAGAGCTTAGCGATATGCAATCAGATGTTAATGAGAATAGAGTTCCTTCATGGAGATTGGTAGCTAAAAGATATAAGATAAGTGAAGAAGAAGCAAAAGAGTGGGTAGCTGAAGCAGAAGCTCAAGATGATATGGCAGGAATACTTGGGATTGATTCAATAGAAGATGAACCAGAAGAGTAAACTAGCATTACTTGATAAAATAAATGATGCTTTTATCCAAGTTGCATTAGAAGAAAAAAACAAAGTATATGCTAAATATCTAAGAGCTATCAACTTAGAAATAAGAAAGAATGTTAACTCGTTAAATAGTACTAAGATAAAAGAAATAGTAATGTCGCAAAAGATTAACATAAAAGATAGTGTGTTACTATTCACAGTCTTAGAAGCAATTACTAATATAGTTAATAATCAACGATTAAGCAAAAAAGAAAAAAACAATTTGTTACCGATTTTAGCAATATTAGGTGTATACAGTTTAACAAGACCTAAAGAGTTAGCACAAAGGATATATAAGGTTAATAAGCCTAATGTAAAGTTAAGCACATTAAGTGCTAATGAATTAAAGGTTAGAAACTTATTAAACGATTATTATACACAAAATGAGAAAGCAATAGCAACATCAATCAAGAACTCAACAACTGATTTAGTTAGAAGCAATAGAAAGTATGCAACAAATCTAACTAAATCATTAAGAAAAGATTTACAAAGCTTAGTAGCTGAAAAGAAATCAATAGCAACTATCGAAAGAACATTACAATCTAAGTATCAAGTTAGTCCAAGTGTTATTAAACGAAACTTAGATACTGAATTACACGCACAAGCTGAAACTGTTAAGTTAGAAATGGCTAAGTCAAATGGGTTTACTAAGAAAACATGGAAAACTCAAGAAGATAGCAAAGTTCGCAAAACTGCATGGCATAACAATGTAAGCAATAAAACAATACCGATAGATAGTGATTTCAGAGCAGGAGGTCAAGTAGCAAGTAGACCGGGTGATCCAAGATTACAAGCAAAAGATAGAATCAGATGCAGATGCTATTTAATTTATAGCTGATGCAATAAAGAGGAAACTCTTATATAGAGCAGTTATGCTGAAAAATAACAAAATAGTTGCCTAACTTATAATAGGGAAGAGTCAGCTCTTGACTTTAAAACGGAGGTAGAAAGTGAAAGCAGAAACAATTTTAAAGTTTATCAAATTACCAGAAGGTGTTGAGTTTGATTTAACACAACTTGACATTAAAGGTTTAGAAGATGAATGGAACAGACAATATAACGGTATGAAAAAGTTATATGGTGAAGAAGTAGAAACAAAAACAAAACAAGATTTACTATCTAAATATGGTCTTGAAAAAGAAGAAGATATTAAAGTATTACAAGATAGTACAAAGAACAAAGAAGAATTGGAAAATGAAACACTTACAAATCTTCAGTCTGAATTAGAAACTATTAAATCAACTCTTGCAGAAAAAGATGCCGAATTAACTAAAACGAATAATATATCATTGCTTAGTAATTTAGGAATTAAAAAAGAAAGATTAGATAAAGCGTATAAGTTAATTTCAAGTGATTTAACAGAAGAAACGGACTTTAAAACCTTAGCTGAATCATTTATCAAAGATACACCTGAATGGGTAGGAACTAATAAACCATCTATTGATTTAGGTGATGATAACGATAATGATGATGACACAGGCAAAAACGAAGCCAGCGATTTAGAAAAAGCTTGGTAAAAATAAGGAGTGAAAAACTATGGCAGCATTAAATTATGCAGATGTATTCCAAAGAGGATTACAAGGTCAAAAATTTACAATTGGGGTAAGATTTAGTGATTTATATGACCCTAGCGGTACTTCTACAAATTCATTTAAATATGTAGATGGTAAAACAATTAAGATTCCAGTATTAACAGTAACAGGTATGGTAGATACAACAAGAGATACTATTGCAACAGCTACTAGAAAAGTAGACAATGCATGGGAAACAAAAACATTATCACACGATAGAACATTTAGAACATTAGTAGATCCACAAGACATTGATGAAACAAACATGGCAGTTTCAATTGGCAACATTACTTCAGTATTTGTAAATGAAGAATTATTCCCAGAAATGGATAAATATATGGCTTCTAAACTATTTACAGAAGTAACAGCTTATGGAACTATTAACAATGATGCAGTTGCAACAGCAGCGAATGTATTAGCAGTATTTGATAAATTTATGACAGCTATGGATGAGGGAGAAGTACCTGAAGAAGGTAGAATCCTTTATGTAACACCAGCTATCAATGCATTATTAAAAGAAGCGTTAACTAATTCTAGACAATTAGGAACAACTCAAACAAATAATGAAGTATCAAGAATTGTTAACATGATTGATGATGTTAAAAGAGTAACAGTTCCAAGTGCAAGAATGAAAGAAGCTTATGTATTTACAGTTGGAGCAGTACCAGCAGCAGGAGCAGACCAAATCAATATGATTTTAGTTCATCCAAAAGCAGTAATTGCACCAGTTAAAGTTGATGTTATTTATGTTGATGAACCAAGTGCAGTAACAGATGGTAAAGCGTTATATATGCAAAGACAATATTGGGATGCATTCTTACTAGAACAAAAAGCAGCTGGATGTCAAATTAATGCAACAGTTGTAGCATAGGAGGAATAAATTATGTTATATGCTAAAAAAGATAATAAACAAATTAGAATTACAAAAGATGTTCAACCAGATTATGAAAAACAAGGATTCTTAATCTTTGAATTTGATGAAAAATCTAAAAAGAAAAAAATTATTAGCAAACCAGTTACAACTTTAGATTTAGCAAAAGAAAACAAAAAACTAGAAGCTACTATCAAAAAGTTAGAAGCTGAATTAGCAACACTGAAAGCTCCAAAGGAATAAATATAGATAGCCTCACGTTTTGTGGGGCTTCTTTAAAATTGAGGTGATACAATGGCAATAGAAACAGATGAATATGTTAAATATGATTTAACAGGAAGATATTATTATCTAACAGAAGCAGGAGCAATACATTATACAGGTTTAAATGATATTAGTTCATTATGGCCTAACACAGAGCTTAGGTTAAAAAGACAAGCAAGAAAATTGCATGAGAAATATATTACAAGCCCTTATACAAATAGAAGTAGATTTAGTCATAAAGATTTAATAGAATACAAAGTGTTTAAGAATGAAAACGGTGAACGACAAGGCATCATCGATTCATTAATAGCAATGGCAGAAGC